ATAGAAGCAGCTTTTGTTTTAGATGGTGAAGTGATGAGCTCATCATTCCAAGACCTTATGAAGCAAATGCATAGGAAAGAGAACATCGAGACAGATGACGCAACTCTACACTTATTCGATATAATTCCACTAGAGAAATTCATTGCCGGCTTCTATGATATACCGCAATGCATGAGAAGTTTAGATTTGTACAATTTGATTAACAAAGTTGATGAATCTGATAGACCTAATGTTAAGGTGATTGATAACGAACTTATCGATCTCGATACTGATGAAGGTAAAAATCGACTCCTCGAAATCAATAAGTATGCAATAGAAGGTGGTTATGAAGGGATCATGATTAAAGATGTTAATGGTCCATATGAATGCAAAAGAGCAACCAGTTGGTTAAAGTTAAAACCATTCATTACAGTTGATCTTGAAGTTATAGGATATGAAGAGGGAACTGGTAAGAATGTCGGGAAGCTCGGAGCTTTAATCGTAGCAGGTTATCACGAAGAGCAATACATTAGAACCAATGTTGGGTCAGGTTTGACAGATGAGGACCGCGCTTTGTTTTGGGATTGCAGAGAGGATCTAGTGGGTCGCATAGTAGAGATTAAAGCAGATACTATTACCCAATCTCAAGATTCAGACAACGAATACTCTCTACGATTCCCTGTTTTCCTTCATTTCAGGGGAGATAAATAGAGTTTTATTTATCCTATTGAATTATAATGAAACCTATAATGAAACCTATCATGAAACCTATCAGTCACTTTTTACTCCCTGACGTTCAAGTTAAACCCAATCAAGACTATGATTTCCTCAGATGGGCTGGTCAATACGCAGCGGATCATAAACCAGACGTTATAGTTTGCATCGGTGATTTTGCGGATATGCCCAGTTTAAGCTCTTATGATGTAGGTACCAAAGCTTTCGAGGGTCGCAAGTATATAGATGATATAGCAGCAACTAAAGAGGCTATGTCAACATTCCTCAAACCTATCAATGATGAAAAAGCTAGGTTAACTAAGAACCACAAAAAGAAGTGGGAACCTAGATTGGTATTAACCTTAGGAAACCATGAAAATCGCATTAATAGAGCAATTAACCTCGATAGAAAGTTAGAGGGACTTATCAGTATAGACGATTTGGAATACGAGAAGTTTGGATGGGAAGTCATCCCGTTTCTCCAACCAGTCATTATCGATGGGGTATCTTATGCGCACTATTTCTGTACAGGTGTAAGAGGTAACCCAGTATCGTCAGCGAGAGCATTAGTAGCAAAGAAACATATGAGTTGCGTTATGGGGCATGTTCAAGATGTTCAGATTAGTATGGAACATCGAAGAGGAGATGGAATACCTTTAATTGGTTTATTCTGTGGAATCTACTACGAACATGATGAAGAGTATCTCAACGCCCAAACCAATATGCAACACAGATGTGTGTGGATGAATAGAGAAGTAAAAGATGGTTTCTTTTATCCACATCCTATATCATTGGATTATTTGAGAAGGACTTATAAAGATGAATCTAAACAGGCAATTCGTAGGGCACAAGAAGCGCTTGACGAAGTATAAGGAAGCTAGTAAAGGCATGGATTTGGTATGTTCATTTTGTGGAAGTCATTCACAATCAGTGGTCAGCATGACGGAATGGGAACTGGGTGTTAAATGTGTCTCATGCGGTCATATTTGGCAAAAAGAACTTGAAGAGGATATTGATTATGTATAACTCGATAATTGAAAAATTTAAAGATGGAAAGGTAACTATTAAAACGGTTTATAACGAACCTAAATATATAAGAGATATGGATGTGCTAACTAAAGATATCGTCGATACTATAGAGTATCTCATCGATGAACTTAAACATGTTAGCAGCTATATAGATCATGGTGATGACACAATAACATTTGAATTTGAAGCAACTTTAATATAAAGGATGATATGAAACCACAAACGAAAAGAATTGAGCTTGATACTAATATTATGAGAGATAAGTGTAAGTTGTTCGTAGCAACTCCAATGTATGGAGGAAACTGCGCAGAACCTTACTTTCGTAGTTGTATACAACTAATAACATTCTTTAATAAACATCAACTCAATCTTGCGTTTGGGACGATCGCTAACGAATCTTTAGTGACAAGAGCGAGGAATGTTTTGGTTAACTACTTCTTATCATCTAACTATACTCACCTACTGTTTATCGATGGCGATATCGAGTTTAATGTCGAAGATGTTCTGAAGTTATACGCTCATGATAAAGATGTTGTTGTTGGAGCATATCCAAAGAAAGGACTCAACTGGAATAACATCAAAAATAACATCGCTAGCAGCCCAGCAACCCAGTACCAACCCCATGAGTTGGCAGCAATGGGGGCAGATTATGCTATTAACTTCAAATTCGTCGATCGCGACGCAAGAACTGTAGCAGTCGAAGATGGTTTGATCAAACTACATGATGCTGGTACAGGTTTCATGATGATTAAACGCGAAGTTATACTAAAAATGATGGAATATTACCCAGAATTGAAGTATAATAATGATGTTGCTATCAATAACCCGAACTTAGGTGATAATTTCTATGCATTGTTTGATACTATGATAGATCCTAAGGATAGAAGATATCTATCAGAAGATTATACATTCTGTCGGAGATGGCAAGATATGGGCGGCGATATTCACTTAGATCCTTCTATATCTTTGAATCATTACGGACATTTCTGCTTTAGTGGGAACCCAGCAGCAATCATTGAGTTTCCAGGAATGGATAACACCCTTACAACATTAGAAGAAGAAATTCAATCTATTAGCTTACCAGATTAACATGGACATAAACTACTCAGCACTTTTTGGATTAGTCTTAATTTTTGGATGTTACATCTACTCTTTCGCTAAAATGTTAGATGCGAAAACTTTGATGAACAAGCATACGATTATAATCATGGGGTGCTGGGTAGCCCTTCCTATCCTTATTCGGTTGCTAGATAAGTAATGGGTGTAGTTGCAGGTTTAGTTAACATTATTTTGGAGGTCGTTATGTTATTGATGATAGCATCATTGTTTTGGATGTTTTTGAGTGGAGCCACAGCAATTGCAATCCAATTTGCATATCAAAGTTTGAAGGAAGTTAAAAAGCCTTCTATCATAATAACGATAGTTAACTATATGGTTGTTATTCCATTAGTTAGCATATCAATACTTATGTTATTCAATGCTTTAGCTATAGGAGCCTTCTTTATATGAAGTTAGAAGAAGTTCAAGCTGAATGGGAAAAGGATTGTCCTATAGATCAAGCGGGTTTAGGAGATGAAGCAGCTAGGTGCCCAAGACTCCACTCAAAGTACGCTAATCTGTTAGTTCAAGCAAAATTTAACTCAAAACGTTCTCAAAATAAAGTAGCTGAACTAGTAGGTATTAAGACTCGGTACTATAACGGTCTAATGACTAGAGAAGAGCTAGCTTCAAGAGGTTGGCATCAGTATCAAGGTAAAAGACCACTTAAAACGGAACTGAACGATCTGATCCAGAGCGATGAAGATTACATTAAGCTATCGAATATTGAGTTCCATCATAAAACTACTATTGAATTTTTGGAGAGCGTTATGAAAGAACTTAACAATAGGAACTTTCATATTAAATCTGTTCAAGAATGGCTTAAATGGACTAACGGTACAATCTAATGGCAGATGTAACCATTAGACAAAGGGATAACGTATACCTTAAAATTCAATGTGATGAAGGAATCCACAGGGAATTAAGAGAACACTATACATTCTTCATAGAGAACGCAAAGTTTCATCCTTTGGTTAAGAACAAATTATGGGATGGTAAGAAACGTCTTTATGATATGAAGAGCGGGCAGTTATACGCAGGGCTCTTAAAGGATCTTCAAAAAAATCTCAAGGAATGGAACTATACTTTTGAATGTGATATACCAGAATCAACCGATATAACACCTGAGGATGTGATAGAGTTCACAAATAGTCTTAAACCTTATTCAGAGAAGGATGGTGGGATTCTCACACCTAAAGACTATCAGTATGCAGCTGTTTATATGGGTTTAAAGTTTAAGAGGCGCGTGATTATATCCCCAACAGCGTCAGGAAAGTCACTGATAATCTATACTATCATGATGAAACTGTTAGAAGAACTTGAGGGTAAGATCCTTATAATCGTTCCATTAGTGGGATTGGTTAAACAGCTCTTCAAAGACTTTGACGAATATTCAAAACTGATTGAGTTTGATACAGAAGAAAACTGCCATCAGATTAGTGC